TTAAGACACTGATTTGTCAGGGGTTTTCGGCTTCTTCCCCGCACCAAATTCAAGGTGCGGGGATAGAGTGTTCACGTTTATCCCTTCCGAGGCCATCAGAGCCATGGCGCGGGCGTCGGCGCGCTTGGTGTAGTGGGCGGCCATCGCGTCGGACGACCAGCCGAAATAGGCCTTCAGCTGGCTGTTCGTGGAACCGCCCTCGGCCATGATCGTGGCGATACGCTTGCGCAGGCCGTGGGCGCGGACGGGGAGTCCGGCGTCGGCGCACCAGTCGCCGAAGGTGTTGCCGAAGCTGGCGGCGCTGCCCCAAGGGGCGCCGCGGCTGGTGACGAGGAAGGCGAGGTCGCCGGTCTGCGTGGCGGCGAGCGAGGCCGCGAGCGGTGGCAGGATGGGGATGTAGATCGGGGCCGCGGTCTTCGTGCGACGATACTCGATGACGTTCTCGCGGACGTGCTGGCGCCCGACCATGATGGCGTCGGATCGTGCGAGGCCGGTGAACAACATCAGGTCCATCGCCAAGCGCTCGCGGGTGCCGACGGGATAGGCCTCGCAATAGGCGATGATGTGGTCGTCGGTCCAGGGCGCGAACCCTTCGGTTTTCGCTGACGGCCGCTTCACGTCCTTGGCCGGATTCGACGGCATGTGGCCCGCGTCCACTGCCCAGTCGAAAAGCTGACTCATCGTCTTCAGGAAGGTGATCGCGGCGAAAGGTGTCGCGGCCCTGCGGTCGCGGCCCTCGGCCATCATCTTCCGGTCGACGCGCGCCAGGGCGACGCCGCCGGCTGTCTTGCAGATCGCCTTCAGGACATTGCCGCGCATGCGCTGCGTCGAGGGCGCCAGGGCGAGGAAGGCGGCGCTCTGCTGGTATCGCGAGACGAGCCATCCCACCGTGCCTTTGGCCTCGGCGACTTTCGTGCCATCGACGGAATGGCCGAGCATCGCGGCCTTGTAGGCGGTGGTGAACTCGGGCGACCCGTATTCGCCGCGAATGCGGATGCGCGGTCCCTTGTCCGGGCGATAGTACCAGACGTAGGACCCATGGCGGGTCTTCTCGTGGATGAGGCCGGGTGGGCGGGGGCGAGGCATGGCCTCCATCAGAAGTACCCGCCGGGATCGGTGTCAAGCTGCTGCCGCTCCGCCGGCGCCACGCAGGGGACGAAACGCACGGCGCCGTCCTTGATCACGATCTCCACATGGACGCCTGCTTCTGCCGCACCCTTGAGGATCGTCTTGACCTGCTTCTGCGTCACCAGGAGGGATCGGCCGCTCATCGTCAGCTCTCCCTCGGTATCGCGCCGATGGTGTAGCGCCCGGCGCGGGTGATCTTCAGCCGTGGGTGGCGGCCGGAATAGTCGATGCGGGCGAAGCCGAGGGCGATGAGCTGCACGCCTCGGCCGTGGGCGAGGAAGCGGCCCTGGGCAGACCATCCGCCCCGGATCCGCGTCATACCGATCGGGCGCGACTCGTTCAGCGCGCGCAGGTCGGCGCGCAGCCTCGGCGTCAGCGTCAGCTGCGGTGCCGGTTCGATCGCACGGGTGGGGCTGGCGGCGCTCTCAGGCATCTGCGTGGCTCCCAATCGTCACACCGGGGAAGAGTCCGTCGTGCTGCAGCGCTTCGACGAGGGTGCCGGCGATGGTGCGGGCCCGGGCGAAGGTGGCGTCGTCGCTCGCCGCCGGCTCCAGCGCCGGCAGGATGAGGCCGAGGGCGGCTTCGACGGCGCTGCCCTCGCCGACGATCAGGTAGGCGCTCGCCGTCAGCGCCTCGAGCAGGTGGTAGACGGCGAGGCCGAAGGTCGCGACGGGCATCCCGAGGCGCTGAAGCGGGCGGACGCGCCTGGCGTAGTGGCGATCGCGGCGGGCGTAGAGCTTTGTCGCGTCGTTGAAGGCGAGGCCGGCGATCGTCTCGGTGACGGCGGCCGAGAGGCAGGCGGCCGCCCGCTGAGTATCGGCGCGCGTGGGATCGGCGCCGTCGATGGTGACGGAGAAGAGCATTTCGAGGAGGAGCAGCTGCTCGGTGCGCTGGCGGTCGGTGATCACGGGCGCGCCTCCGGGAAGGCATCGTGGGTGACACCGTCGAGGAGGCGACCGGCGCGCTTCTTGCCGACGCGCCAGACATCCGGCTCTTCGTCGCGATGCATCTGTTCCGAGGCGCCGACGCTGATGCTCTGGAAATGCCAGCCAGGATTGCTCCAGTCCTCGTCGTAGAACGTGGCTGCGGATTCAGTCCGCGTCTGGCGTCCGTCGCAGCTTTCGCCCGGCGCCCACTCGCCCCATTGCTTGAACAGAAACGGCACGCCGCTAGCCTGGCACTGGAGGCGGATGGAGCGAATCCAGTCCGGATGCGTCGGCCGGGCGCCGGGGCCGCTCTCGCCGCCGGTGATGATCCAACTTAGGCCGATGTGGTGCCATCCCGTGTTTCTCATCGCTCCCAGCATGCTCGTCGCCTGCCTGAAGGCACCTTCCACTCGACGAAAATCGATCGGCCCGAGCAGTGGCTCGGCGCTGGCGAAGAACACGGCGGGGCGCGGCGTCACCGCCAGCAGATGCGGCAGCCGGCGGTCAGCCTCATCCTGGTTCTCGGTCGACGTGCCGAGCCAGACGCGGCCGCGGATCTCGTCCCAGAACGCGGGTAGCATCCTTGCGATGTTCTGCGGCCGCTTCGTCAGCAGGAGCCAGTCGATGTCGGGGCATTCGGTGATGAGCTGCCAGAGGTCCTTGCGCCATTTTGCCGGAACATGGTTGTCGAACACGTCGGCAAGGCTGGCGCAGAAGACGCGGCGCCGGCGGCCGTGCTCGCCGAAGAATGCGGCGGCCTGGCGCTGCCAGCGGCGCGGGTTCTGCCAGTTGCTCGGGGCGGTGCGCACGCGCTCGCCGTGCGGGCCCCATTTCACCTTGCCGTAGCGCCTGTCCATCAGCGTCTCGGCATAGCAGTGGTCGCAAGCCGGCGAGACCTTCGTGCAGCCCATCCACGGGTTGAAGGTGCTGTCCGCCCATTCGATGTCGGTCGCTTCAGCCATGAGAGGTTTCCTCGGCCAAGACTTCGTCGATGCCGTCATAGAGGGCCGACATCATCTCCTTCGCCGTTGTCGTTCCGAATGGTTTACCCTGCCACGCATCGTAGGCCGCTGCGGTGCTGGCGGCCGCGGCGCCGGCGACGCTGAGGAAAACCATGAACGCCTGTCCTTTGGTGTCGCATAGCTGCGCAACTCCCCTGACTGCATTACCCGCGCGCTCGACGGCCAAGGCGTTCAAGTCTCTCTCGACATCGCCATAAGGGAGTTTAGCCATGGTTCTTCTCCATGATCGCGACCGCCTCGATCAGCGTGTCGGCGTGGCAGGGCTTGCCGTCGAGGCGGCACCAGCAGGCGAGGTTGTGGCCGGCGAGCTCGCGCCAGCGGGCAAGGAAGGTGCTGCGCACGGCGCGCACCTCTGCGGGCGGGACCGACGTGGTGATGGTGAGAAGGCCGTCCAGCGCGTAGCGGTGCAGGGAGACGCAGTGCTCGCGGTCGCCGTCGCGGCCGATTACGAAGGGATTGCCGAGCGGGCCCGGACGGGCGGCGGAGATCGCCGGCAGGCCGTTGGATGCCCGCGAATGCGCCTGCAGGTCGAAGCCCTTGGCGCGGGAGAGGCGCAGGCGGACAGGGCGAGTCACGGACGAGCCCCGATCACGGCCGCCATCATCGCCTCGGCCTTGTCGATGTCGAGCCAGTCGTCGGTCCGGACGCCGGACTCGCAGTCGACCCAGGTGTAGAGGCCGCGGCTGGCCGCCGTAATCCTCGGAAGTTGCTCGGCGATGTTCTCCGGAGACAGACCGCCGGCGTAGCCGATCCGAGATCTGGCCTTCAGGGCGAGGCGGCCCGGAAGAAACCATTCCGTCTCGATCACGCCCTTGCCGCCACTGCGATCTTGCAGGAGATCCAGCTTCGGCAGATAGGGGAACGGCCCGGCGCGCCACTGCATCACCACAGGCATCCCGATGTGCGCGGAGAACCGCATCAAGGTCAGCGCAGCCTCGGCGCTGGCCTCGGTCGAGTTCACCTGCACGCGCTTGACGAGGGTGAAGTCGACCACGTCGGCCAGTTCCTGCCAGCGCGCCGGGTCGTGCGCCATGCGGGCGTATTCGCCGCAGAGGTGGAAGGCGAGTTGGTCCGGGTAGACGTAGCTCACGATCTTCTGGATGTCGCCGCGGGTCGGATAGCGTGGCGACTGGCCCACCTTCGGCGAGCGCAGGATCGCGAACTCGACGCCGCTACATCCGCTGCGCATCAGGTATTTCTGGCCCATCGCTTTGATCCAGGTGGCAGTGGTGCGGGCGTCGACGCCCGTGATCGTGAGGAGGCCCATCGTCAAACCCTCATCGGCATGAGCACGACGAGCCGGTCCTCGTCGGCGGGGTCGGTGATGACCGTGGGAGACCCGGGGTCGGCGAGGGCGAAGCGGATGGCGTCGCCGGAAAAGGTCGAGAGGACGTCGCCGAGATATTTGGCGTTGAAGCCGATCGCGATCGGGTCGAAGGCGCCGTCGGCGGCGACGCTGTCTTCGGCAGAGCCGGCGTCGGGCGAGGTGACGGCGAGGGCGAGCTCGTCGTTCTCGCCGAAGGCGCAGCGCACTGCGCGGCCGCGCTCGCTCGAGATGGCGGCAACGCGTTCGACGGCCTTCATCAGCGCCTGGCGCTGCAGCTCGGCCACCCATGGGTTCTTCACGGGGATTACGCGGCCGTAGTCGGGGAAGGTGCCGTCGATGAGCTTGGAGACGATCTTCAGGCCCGACGTCTCGAAGGTGATGCGGCTGACGGTGACGGTGACGGTGATCGCGCCGTCGGCCTCGCCCGTGGCTGCGATCAGGTCGAACAGGCCGACCGTCTTGCGCGGGACGATGACGCCGGGCATGTCGCCCTCGACGGCGACGTCCGGCAGGCACAGCCGGGAAAGGCGATGGCCATCGGTGGCGACGGCCGTCAGCAGCGCCCCTCCATCGGGCCCGCCCAGATGCAGGAAGACGCCGTTCAGATAATAGCGCGTCTCCTCGGTGGAGATGGCGAAGGCGGTGCAGTCGGAAATGCGCGTCAGCATCGCCGTCGGGAGGGTGAAGCTTGCCCCTGGCGCGTTGTCCGCGTGAGGCTCGGGCAGGTCCTCGACCGGGAGGGTGTGCAGGGTGAAGCGCGAGCGGCCGGTCTTCAGGGTAGCGCGGCCGTCGCCCTTGTCCTCGAAGGCGATATCGCCGCCGGCCTTCTTCAGGATGTCGAGCAGCAGCATTGCCGGAACGGTGGTGGCGCCGGCGGTCTTCACTTCGGCCGTTCCCTTCGGCTCGCGCGCCGTCGCCCAGATGTCGAGATCCGTGCCGGTCACCGTCAGGCTGCCATCCTTGGCGACGGCGAGGGCGATATTCGACAGGATGGGAATGGTGCTACGGCGCTCGACGGCCTTTGCCGCGCGCTCGACGGCGCGGCGCAGGGGCGTAAGCGGGCAGGAGAAAGCGAGGGTCAACGGGTGGCTCCTGAAGCTTTGCGGACGGCGGCGAAGGTGAGGAGGGCGCCCGCGTGCTGGACGCTGGGGCAGATGCTCCGCAGCTGGTCGAGGGCTTCGCGCGTCCTGCCTTCGGCGATCAGCTCGGCGAGGTGATCGATGTCTCGCAGGGCGCGCGATGGGAATCGCTCGCCGAGGAAACGGCGATCGACCTCTTCCAGCAGATCGTCGTCGTCGATCTCGCTGAGATCGACTTCAGCGGTTACCGACACGCTGCGGATCTTAAGGCGGGTCATCACGCTGCCGCCGATTTCGACGGCGCCGGCAGGGCCATGCGCTGCGGGAAGGCCTTGTCGAGGGCCTCGCCGATCTCGATGCTGATGATGTCGAACCGGAAGACGTCGACGACGCCCTGGCGGCGCTTGGCCTTGACGAAGTCCTCGGCCCTGTCGATCGCGCTGTAGATGTCGAAAGTGTCGAAGAACGTCTTCAGGTCGACGGCGGCGCCGAGCAGCCAGGGACGGTCGACGACGGCGGCAAAGATAGGCTTCAGGATCTCGTTCGTGTAGGCCTCAGCGTCGCTGCCGAAGTCTGAGCGGCGAAGGCCCGAGAGGGCGAGCGTCACCGCCTTGGCATGGCCAGCATCGACGAGCTTGCGCACCAGCTGCACGCAGAAGATTTCGCCAGGCTTCTTCTCCGCCGCGGAGACGTTGCGGCTCATCAGGCGGCAGCCAGCGTCAGCGCAGGCCTTGATCGCTGCTACAGCCCATGGCTCGCCGGCAGCCGCGGCTGCTTTGAAAATGTTCAGGGGTGTCACGCGGGTGACCAGGCCGTTGACGGCGGCGAAACTTGCCGCCTGCTCGCGGGCATCCATCTGGACGATCTGGCAAGGCACCTCGGCGAAGCCGCACATCGCGGCGGCATGTGTGCGGTGCTGGCCGTCGATGATGGCGAACAGGCCGCCCTCGACGGGCGCGACGAAGACCGGCGAGAAGCGCGACCACTTGAAGCGCGCCGCGATCTTGCGGATGGCGGTCCAGTTGCCGCGCTGCAGCTCGCGCTGATAGCTGTCGTCAACGACAAGCTGGGAGATCTTCAGCCACTGCAGGATCGGCGCCGCTCCGGGGTCGATATGCTTCGGCCTGTCCGCAGGCGCGACGTCGATCTTGCGCATCGGGCTTTCCTTCGGGTTCAGAGGTCGGTGCCGGCGCCGACGGCGTCGGGTGAGGGGTCGGCGGTTGGATCGGGGGCGGCGTCAAGCTGGGGCGTTGCGGCATCGGGCGCCTCGACCGGCGCTGCGGGCGGGTTCACCAGGCGCATGGCGAGCCGGAAGAAGAGCGGGCCGTCTTCGGCGGGGCGGCGGAGGACGGACAGCTGCGCCCCGATGCTGCCGTCAACGTCGAGACCGTGGCGGGTGAGGGCTTCCACCAGAAAGGCGGTGGCCTCGTCGCTGGTCATCTCGACGTCGCAGAGGTCGGGGCCGGTGGCGGTGACGTCCATCAGAAATCCCCGTAGCCGGTGTCGAAGTCACCTTCGTCGCCGTCGATGATCACCTTGCCGCCGCAGGCATAGGCGGCAAAGACCATGCGCTGGTATGTCGGCAGACGACCCATGACGATCGTCGTCTTGGCGTCCTTCTGATCGACGAAGAGGCTGTAGATCTTGCCTTCGCTCGTCACGGAAAAGCGAAGTGCGACGTCGTATTTCGATCGCTTCGCCCTTGAGGAGTATGCCTTCTGGTCCTCCTCAGGATCGAGAAAGACGGTCTTGTAGCCGGGGACGTTATCGCTCTCCTCGATGACGAGGGTCGCGTGAGTGGCAAACCGATCGTGCATGTCTTCGTCGGCCTTCATGGCCTCAATGATCGCGGACAGCTTCACCTCGGCCGGAGCCGTCGAGAGGATCTCGGCCATCTCGGCCGCGAGTCGTTCGTTGACCAGCGGCGTCAGGATCTGGTCCATCTGCTGGCGCAGGACGGCCATGACCATGGTGCCGTAAGCCGGCACGTCGAGCGGCTCGGACAGTTCCAGCGCCTTCGCGACGGCGGCTTCGATCTGCTTGCCGACGTGGCCGAAGCATCGCATCGAACTGTCGACAGCCGATGCGATGCACTGGCCTATCTTCTGCTCGACGAGCGCTCTGATCGCCGGTTCGCTGGACTGTCGGGCGACCTCGGCCGCGATGAAATCAGCGAGATTCTCTGGCGCGCTCATCAGCACGACCCTCCGCCGCTCCGCGCGATGGCGATGCGGTTCGCCTCGGCGCCATGGTGGTAAATTTCGCCGGGGGTGAACCCGCGCAGCATGAGATCGCTGTCGCGGCACCCTTCGCCGATGTCGACCATGTGGACGGCCATGTGCTCGGCGATGCTCGGGGGCTTGGCGAACAGGGAAGGGGCACCGGAACCGCGGGCGGCACGCTCGGCGGCGGTGAGGGGGGCGAACTGGATCATGACATTTCCTTTGCGGGTTTCTGGCGCAGCAGCGCCTTGCGGGTGAGGCGGGCGCCGCGCGGGGTTTCGCCGGCGCGGTCAAGCTTGACCTTGTGGACGATGCGGCCCGGCGCCTCGGCGCGAAGGCGCGCGGCGGTGGGGCTGGCGGCATCGACGAGAATGATGCGGCGGCCGCCCGGATCTTCGACGTGGACGAGGAAGCCGGGCATCACCACACCTCCGCCGCGAGGACGAACAGCCGATAGAAGCACCAGGCGAGGCCACACATCGCGGCGAACCACGCCAATGCCAGAGCGATTTCGCCCGGGCGAAGTCGGTCGTCGTCGGCCTGCGGAAGATCATCCCAGTTGATGGGGGATCGGCGCGGGGCTTCGTCCGAGATGGGGAAGGCCGCGGCGATCTCGGTGTCGAAGTTGTCGGGGAGATCGGGTGTCGCGCCGTCAGCCAGGGGCTCGTCGAAGAGAAAAACGCCGTGCTGGCACATGTTCGCGAAGCGGTTCTCGCGCGCGGCGCCGAACGGGACGCTCACGGCAGCACCGCCTGCGCAACGGCATAGAAGGCGGTGGCGAGGCCGACGCCGAAGGTGAGCGAGATGGCGAGGCCGGCGGCATCGACGATGCCGCCGACGATCTTCGGAACGATCCAGGCGGCGAAGCGCCCGGCCTCGACGATGTCGCGGCCGATGGCGTGAGCTTCACGGATGACGGCGGCGAGGAAGCGCTGGCCGGACGCGGGGAGGAGGTCGCGTCCGGCCTTGCCGGCGCGCTCCGGCGCAGCGCGCCTGGGAGGGAGCGCGGCCGATGGAAATGACCTTGTATCAGCGGGACGATGAAGCGTCAGCGCATGCTGAGCTGTGGCTGCCGAGGGCAGCGTTGCCTGAAGGTGCATCGGGTTCTCCATCGGGTGCGGCCGAGTTCGATGGAGAAAATAAAGCATTGCTTGAATTTTAAATCAAGTGAAGCTTGAATAAAATATCAGCGATGAGTCGGGTGGACTCTCGCGCGGAACGAATCAATCATAGAACGAAACTGGAACAGGCGTGGTGTAGAGTGATGGTGGGACGGGCGGTGGTTGGTGATCTGAGGTCGGTCTGCATCGAGTGCGGCGATTGTGGCCGCGAGCGTTGGCGGAGGGGTGATCAGCTCCTGAGCATGGGCATCAAGCCCGATACACCGTTCGACGTCTTTGCCGCCGCGCTGGTCTGTGCCGCATGCAAAGACGACGGGTTAGTTGGGAAAAACATCTCTGTGCAGCCACAGTTCGCCGATCAGGCAGTCGCCAGGCGCGCCGAGGCTCACTACCTCAGAACCCAAGAAGCTCTTTCCAAGGTATCACGCGATGCACGGCTTTCAGCTCGTAGGCGTCGAACTGAATCTCACGCGGCGGGTTGAATTGCCTGACGGTAACGGTGCTGGGTGAGCGGGCGACCAGTCGCTTGATGTAACCCCTGCCGGCTGGCGCGCTTTCCGAGGGAAACATCTCGATCACAACGTCGTCGCCTGGTACAGGCGGCCGTCCGCCACAATAGATGAGATCTGCGGGCTCGAAGCGCGGGACCATGCTGTCGCCAATCACGTGCAGCGCAAAGACATTGCGCAGATTGGCAATCCCGGGTGGCCGCCGGACGTAGTCGGCTATTTCGCCGTTGAAGCTGAAATCGGCATCCTCGCCGCCAAGGCTGACGCCAGACAGCGGCACGTCCCGCGGGCCGAGGTCAGGCCTCCCGACGTCTGTAACTCTCTCGACTTCGCTCGGAGCCTCGTCGGTGGCCGCAAGACGCAGCTCTCCCTGAAATGCTGTCACCGCATCAAATCCGAGGAACTGGGCTGCGGTCCGCAAATTCTCCATCGAGATCTCGTTGTCGCCACGCTCCCACTGGCTAACAGCCTGGACGCTGACGCCTACGGCCTTGGCAACGTCCTGCTGACGCATACCCCGGCTCTTCCGAGCGCGCTTCAAAACCGAGCCGACTGTTCCATCCATCAGCATGTTGTGAAGAGCCGACCGGCTCGCGGTCCACTGAAGTATTGCTTGAAACTATAATCAAGCTGTGCTTGAACTGGCGCATGAGCGATCGAGACACCCTTTGCGCAGCGATTAAGAACGCCATCGAGCTGGCCGGCGGACCAACTGCCGTCGCTACGAAGCTCGGCATCTCGCCGCAGGCCGTTTGGCAGTGGCGAGTTTGCCCACCCTTGCGGGTGATCGATATCGAGCGAATCTCCGGCGTCTCTCGTCACGCTCTGCGCCCCGACATGTATCCGTCCGCCGAGGCGGTCGCATGACCCGATCGGCAATCGACCCGTTCAGGCATCGCCTTCACGCGCGAAGGGGAGGTCGGTCGATCATCGACGCGCCTCCCTCTTCGCTCATCATGGGCCGCACGCCCGAGAAGTCTTGTTTCGTCGAGGCGCCCCGCACGGTCGCTGTTCGACATCATCCGCATCTGTTCCGACGGCATCCGCACATGACCGTCGGGCCCCACCAAGCTCTCCTTCCATCGCAACTCTCCTGTGCCCCCCAACATGGCACCGGAGAGCCTTCCATGTCCGACAAGAGACGTGTCGCGCGCGACAAGAGACGTGTCGAGGATGACAGCATGAGCGCCGTCCTAGAGGCCCGCCACTATCTCGAGGCGCTGACCATCGCGCAGCACCGCGGCCCGACCGATACCTGGACGGCGGCGCGGGATAGGGCGGCAAAACAGATCGGCCTCGAACGGTCCTATGCCGCGCGGATCTGGAACCGCTGGCAGTCGATGAAGGACGTCTCGGGCGCAGCCTATCGCGCCCTGCAGCTGGCTTACGAAGCCCAATGCGAACGCAACGAAACAGCAGCTGCGCACACGCGACGGCTGAGGGAGGAACTCGCCCATGCAGCGGCTGACGAAGTCCGCGGCGAGCCGCGTCTGGCAGGCCATCATGCTGCGCATCGAGCGGTGGATGGCGCGCCGGGCGAAGCGGCAGCGCGAGCGGTTCGCTGAGCGAGACCGGGAGGGCGAGCCGTGACCTACAGCTTTCTTGATGGCCGGGTGACGCTCTGGCTTGGTGACGTGCGCGAGCAGCTGGCGGCGATGGCGCCGGACAGCGTCGATTGCGTGGTGACTTCGCCTCCCTATTGGGGGCTTCGTGACTACGGGGTCGAGGGGCAGATCGGGCTCGAACCGACCCTGGCCGAGCATCTGGCCGTCATGGTCGACGTGTTCGAGGCGGTAAAGCGGGTGCTGAAGCCGACCGGCACATGCTGGATCAATTACGGCGACTGCTATGCGACGTCTCCCAACGGGCGGAGTGCGGCCGATACGAAGGCCGCCGGCACTGACGACAGGACGTTCCGCGACAAGCCGTTCTCGACGATCGGCGGCAGCCTGAAGCCGAAAGACCTCTGCATGATCCCGAACCGCTTGGCCATCGCGCTGCAGGATGCCGGCTGGTGGGTGCGCTCGGAGATCGTCTGGGGAAAATCGAACCCCATGCCGGATTCCTCCGGCACGGCCCGTCCGTCCGTCGCGCACGAGAAAATCTTCATGCTGACCAAGACCAGCGACGGCGATGTCTGGCGCGCCCGAGACACTGGTGAGATGAGCTTTGCCCCGGACCTGTCCCAGACCGCCGCCCTCGTCACAAAGCCGGACGAGCGCGGGCCGCGCTGGATCCGTGTCGGCGCCTACTACGACGCGGCGACGGTGGCGGTCGGCCGCAAGACCGAGACCGATGGCAAGGCGCCTGACGGATGGGATGCCGGCGAGGGCGGGCACGGCTCGGTTCATCGTCTCGGCCGAGAGAAGGGCAAACCAACTCGAGGACGCGCGACGCATGGTCGACACACGCTCGGCGAGGCGCTTCCATCTGGTGATCGTCGTGACAAGGTGAGGGCGCTGACGCCGCGGCACGAGGGCCATATCAATCACACCGGGATCGAGGGGACGCCGCGCGGCAAGGGCCGCCTGCTGCGAAACTTCGAGCCGGCGCCGCTGACCGCGTGGGAATTTGCGATCCGGCCCTTTGCCGAGGCGCACTTCGCCACCTTCCCGCCGGAACTGGCCGAGCGGTGCATCCTTGCCGGATGTCCAAAGGGCGGCCTGGTGCTCGACCCGTTCGGCGGATCGGGCACGACCGCACTGGTGGCGCTGCGCCATAACCGGCGCGCCACGCTGATCGAATTGAACGCGACCTATGCCGCGATGGCGCGGCGGCGGATCGAGGCGGAGTGGCGCGTGCCGGCCCGGCTCGCCGCGTCGCCGCTTGACGGCACGCTGTTCGGCGCGATGGCGGTGGAGGCTGCGGAATGAGCGCAGATCGCTCTCCCGACAAGGACGCCTTCGTCGAGGAGGCCAAGGCGGTCGACATCCTCGCCGGCTTCGAACGATCCGGCTATTCGCTCTCCTCGCTGAAGCGCACCGGCGCAGGCCCGCTCTCGGAATATGCCGGCCCATGCCCTTCCTGCGGCGGCAAGGACCGGTTTTCGGTGTCGCCCGCCAAACAGGTCTTCAACTGCCGCGGCCATGGCGGCGGCAGCGTGGTGACGATGGCGATGCACATCACCGGCGCCGATTTTCTGGCCGCCTGCGAGCTCGTCGCCGGGCGCGACCGGCCGAACCTCAACGCCGCCTCGCGCGTCGAGCGGGATGCCGAGCGAGAGGCGGCCCGGTTGCGGACGCTGGAGCTGCGCGCGGACGCTGAGAAGAAGGCCGAGGTAAAGGCTGCGGAATCGGCGCGCTACCGGCAGAAGGGCATCGACCGCGCCCTGCGCGACTGGAACGCTGCCGGCGCGCACCACGGCTCTCCCAGCGACCTGTACCTCGCCGCCCGCGGTCTAGACGGAATGCGGATGACGGCTAGCCTGGTGCGGTGCCACCGCGACCTGATTTTTTGGGGCGAGGATACCGACGGCCGCACAATCGTGCTGCACCGGGGACCGGCTATGCTGGTGCCGTTCCTGCGGCCTGTCGAGGGCTCCTGGCGGATCGTCGGGCTACACCGGACATGGATCGACCTGTCGCGGCCGCCAAAATTCCGGCCCGCGATCATCGATCCGGCGAGCGGCAAGCCCCTACCGACGAAGAAGATGGCCGGGTCGAAGTCGGGCGGGCTGCTGCCGGTGATCGGCAAGGCCAGCACTTCACGGCGGATGGTCGCCGGCGAGGGAATCGAGACCGTGCTCGGTTATGCCGCCTATGAAGGATTTCGCGCCGACACGTTCTACTGCGCCGCTGGCGACATGGGGAACCTGTGCGGCAAGGCGCTGCTCGGCTCGCGCGCGCGGGTCGAGGGCGCGGTGAAGATCGACAAGCGGGGGCGCAAGCGGCCCGTGTTCGCCGCCGGTGACGAGCCGGACATGGATAGCGTTTGCCTGCCGGTGCTGGACAGCGTCGACGAGCTTGTCCTACTCGGCGATGGCGACAGCGAGCCGGTCCAGACGAAGGCGGCGCTGATCCGCGGCGTGTCGCGGCATCGGCGCGAGGGGCGGATCTGCCGCGGCCTGATGGCGCCGGACGGCAAGGATTGGGCGGACGTTGCGCAGGAGATCGCGGCATGAGTGCGGTTCCGGCGATCGTGCGCGCCTGCGCGACGGTGGCGGCTGAGGCCTGCGGCGCGCCGCTGACGCTGGTGTTTTCCAGCCGCCAGTTTAAGCGGGCGACGATCGCGCGGTCGATCGCCATGGGCATGGTGCGGCACGGGCCCGTTCGCATCCGCGGTGAGGCGCCGTCCTTTCACTGGATCGGCCAGCACTTTCGGCGCGACCATTCGACCGTGATCCATGCCGTCCAGCGCTATCGCGCCTGGTGCGGCGATCTCGGCCTCGACGTCGACTGGAGCGAGCTGACCGCGGTCGAGCATGCCGCGCTTGTCGCCGCGCATCCGCAAATCGCCGCCGCGCCGCCGCCCTGGCCCCGCCATCTGCAGCGCCACGACGATCGGCAGCGACAGGTCGCCGCCGAGATGGCGCGGGCGCGCACTGCCACGGCAGCTTTCGACGCGAGGAAGACGGCATGAGCGAGGTTGTTCGGTTTGACGGGTTTCGGCGGGGCGGGGGAGACGAGCCGGTGAGGCGACCGCCGGACGACATCGACCTTCGGCTGTCGAAATTCCCGCTGACGGACCTCGGCAATGCCGAGCGATTCCATGCGCGCTATGGCGGTCGGCTGCTCTGGTGCTTCGAACTCGGCTGGGCCGTGTGGGACGGGCGCCGCTGGAGCTTTGACGACGCTGAGGCGAAGGTCTTGCAGGCGGTGCAGCTGACGGTTCGGGCGATCCAGGAGGAAGCGCGGGCCCTGGAGAACAGCGAGGACGACGAGATCGTCACCGAGGCGACGCGCACGAAGGATGCCGTCTGGCGGCACGACAAGGTGCGGGACTGGGGGCGATCCTCGGAGAACAGGCCACGGCTGAACGCGGTGGCCGAGCAGGCGCGGCCGAAGATGAGCGCCCGGCCCGACGACCTCGATGGCGATCCGATGATGCTGACGGTGATGAACGGGACGCTGCGGTTTCGGCGGCCGACGGGGCCGGAGGACAGCGACCCGCTGATCACGCTGCTGCCACACGACCCGGCGCACCGGATCACGAAGCTCGCGCCCGTCATCTACGATCCGAACGCGCGGGCGCCGGTGTTCGCGTCCTTCATGGCGAAGACGCAGCCGAACCCGGGGCAGCAGCGGTTTCTGGCGCAGTGGTTCGGCTACAACGCGACGGGTCTGGTCGGCGAGCAGAAGCTCGTTTTCCTTTTCGGCGAGGGGTCGAACGGCAAGTCGACACTGGTGGACGCGACGGCCACGATCCTCGGCGACTATTCCGAGACGCTGGGCATCGAGACGTTTCTCGACCAGGGGGCGAAGCGCAAGGGCAGCGACGCGAGCCCGGACATTGCCGGGCTGAAAGGCATTCGGCAGCTGCGAACATCCGAGCCGGAGAAGAAGGCGAAGCTCGCCGAAGCCTTCATTAAGCTGATCACCGGAGGCGAGCCGATCAAAGCACGGTTCCTGAACAAGGACTTCTTCACGCTGCGGCCGGTGTTCAAGCTGACGATATCGGGGAACCATAAGCCGGAAATCGCCGGCGCCGACCACGGCATCTGGCGACGCATCGTGCTGGTGCCGTTCGAGAACATTATCGCCAAGCAGGATCTCGACAAGGAGCTGCCGGCGAAGCTGGCGGCCGAGAGTTCGGGCATCTTCAACTGGATGATGGACGGGCTTCGGGGCTGGCTGGAAAACGGCCTGGTGATCCCCGAGAGCATCATCGAGGCGACGCAGACATACCGGGAGGACAGCGACCCCTTCGGCCGCTTCCTCGCGCTGGTGACGGAGAAGGCCGAGGGCGAATTCGTCCAAAGCTCGGTGCTCTATGCCGTGTTCCAGGCGTGGACGAAGTGGGCCGGCGAGAGCGAGTGGACGCAGAAGGGCTTCTCGAAGGCCATGAAGGATCGGGGTTACCGCACGAAGACGTCGAACGTCGTGTGGTGGCACGATCTCAGGCTGATCAAGGACACCAGCGATTTCCAGGGGAAGGCGCCCGGGCCGGATGGCGACGGGCGAGATTTCGCGCCGCGTGACGAGGTCTGACGATGTTCGCGCTGCGTTCACTCCTGTTTCGCGCTGATCCTCCCGATTTGGGAGGGTTGTGGGAGGATCGCACTTTTCTGAAAGCCTTGCCGCACAGGGCTTTGGGAGGGTTTGCGAGGATTGGGAGGATTATTCGGGCGACCCCATAGTGTGTGCGCGCATGCGCATCTGTGTTGTTGATCTGAATAATCCTCCCAATCCTCCCATCCTCCCAAAATAAAACCTTATCTCATTGATTGGACGAGCAAAATGGAAACGGGCCGCACACCCTCCATCCTCCCAAACCCTCCCAAGGCGGCGGGCAATCCTCCCGGCGTCTACGGCCCGTTCAACGGCGAGGCGTTCGATGCCGATATGGCTCGGCTGGATCGGGCTGCGGCCAGCGCCTTCGTCTGGTACGTCGTGCGGACCAATCCGCAGTGCGAGGATCGGGCGCAGGCCTCGCTGGAGGCGGCGGGCTTCATCTCGTTCCTGCCGAAGATGCGCAAGGAGACGCGGCATCCACGCACGAAGGTCTGGCGGGTGAGGGCGTATCCGCTGATGACGCGCTACCTCTTCCTCGGCATGTCGACAGGCCAGGAGCACTGGGGCCATGTGCGTGGCTGCGACGGCGTGGAGTGCGTGCTCGGCGTGAATGGGCTGCCCGTGCGGGTGCCATCACGCGATGTCGAAGCACTGATCGATGCGCAGGCCAAGGGGCGGTTCGATCAGATGCGGCGCTCGTCGGTAAAGCGGCCGTACCGACTGCAGGAGCCGGTGATGATGACGGAAGGGCCGTTCCAAGGCTTCCACGGCAACGTCAACGACTACCACGGCAAGCGGATGATCGAGGTGATGATCGCCATCTTCGGGCGCCTGACGCCCGTCACCGTCGATATGAGCGCGGTGCGAGCCGCTTGACAGGTGATGGGAGGGATGATCAATATCCCTCCCAGGATGATTTGCTCGACTGTGCGGGGCCATTGTGTCACACGCCGGGGCGGACCCAGCCAGCGCAGATAGCGCTCGGCACTGATGGTTTTCTATGGAATTTTTGGGCTCGCTTCGGCGGGCCTTTTGCTTGTCGGGGCGACGCCATGGGTCGGACCACGAACCTTGTGATGCTCTACCGTTCGTGTGAAGCCCGGCTCCAGGTGCGTCCATGAAGCCCGAGATCATCCGCCTTGCCGGCGCCGAAATCGAGATGGAGACGTCCGGTCTGACGACGAACCTATTCGGTGACGGCTCGTTCGTGAAGGCTTGGCCGGGCGATAGCGCCGAAGATCGGGCTCGTGCCGTCTCGCTCGGCTATGCCAAGGACGACGCATCACTATCCTGGGATCACCTCGTCGCAATGAGCCGCGACCACGAGATCGGGCATGCGTTGCTCGCTCACTGGCTCGGCCGGCCGCACTCACCGACGATCAAGGGCGTGGCAAGCGGGCGCTACTGGCCGCACTGGCAGGCAGAGGAGGCGGCGGTGCTCGGGCTGCAGCGGTACGCAAGGCTCGTCGGTGTGGATCTCATGGCTCTGGCGTCACAGCTCATTCGATCTGAGGTGACGTGATGCCGATGAAGCCACCCTCCGGGCAGATCGGTTGCGGCAAGCCGGCATCCGGCAAGGCCACCATCCTCTGCTGCATAGCCTTCTGTTCCTCCGCAGCATTCGTCGGCCTTATGGCGGCCATGGCGTTCAAGTGACCGGTTGCCGCTCCTGCGCCAAGCGCCGCGCCGCCATTCTCGCGCTGTTGCTGCGGGTCGCCGGCAGATGACGCAAATCATCTTCGACGCCTCGGACTTCCGCCGCGTCGCCGACATCTTCGACCGGCTTCCCGCCGACCTGCAGAAGATCGCCTTCTCGCGGGCGGCGGGCCGGGCGCGCGGCGTGGTCGAGCGCAACTACGCGCAGTTCGCGTCGAAGACGCTGAAGGTCGCGCAAAAGCTCATCAAGGCGCGGATGCGCTCGCACCTCCGGGGCGGCGACATCACCCTCGTCGTCCGGTCGCAGCAGATCCCGCTGCACGAGATGGGGGCGCAGCAGCGCGGCTATGGCGTCTATGTCCGCGGTCGCAGCCGTTACGAACACGCCTTCATCGCCAAGGCGACCTCGAAGCGGGCGGCGGGGCTGGTTCTCCAGCGCAAGGGCGAGGGGCGATTGCCCACGGAAATGCTCTTCGGCCCGAACCCTGCAGGCGCCATCAACCGCAAGCCCGGTGACTACGAGGACCTCTTGGCCGAGATCGCCGCCGGCGAGTTCGCCAAGACCATCCTCCAGCAAGCCGCCTTCCTCATCGGCCGAGCTGGCTGACCCTCATCCGGGCCGCCGCCCGGCCCTCCGCCGGCCCCGCCGGGTGTGACATTTCGGTACCACCACCCCCCCGGGTTCAGGGACCGTACCCCCTTTCCCATCCCCCGCGGTCCCGGCGGAGCGCGGATTCCTGCCAGTAATTCAGGGGTTTAGCTTGAGTTGACAGCGTTGACAGACTGACAGGCGCGTTGACAGGAATGACCGAGGCATCGCGATGGAAGCTGAAGCCCCGAAAGTGATGTTGACGGTGTCCGAGATTGCTGAACGCGGCGGCATCTCCAGACAGGCGGTCTCGAAGGTCGTCCAGAGCCTGGTCCAAAATCACGGCATACCGGTCGAGCGCGACGGGCGCGGACGGATCGCGAGGGTGTCGGTCGCGCACTGGGATCATCATCGATCTCAGTTCGCCAACCCGGCCAAGATCGTCGAGCAGCGGACCGAGCCGGCTCCGCGGCCATCCGCTGGCGGCTCGGCCGACAGCTTCGAGGAAGCCCGCCGTCTCGGCGAGTGGCTGAAGGTTGAACGGGAGCGGATTCGCCAAGCAGAGGAGAGAGGCAAACTGTTCCGGGCAGACCGCACGGTCGAGGCACTGGCGATGACGGGCCGCGAGATCCAGAGCGCGATCGGAAAGCTGCCGAACCGCGCCGACGACCTTGCCGTCGCCGTCTCGCGCGAGGGCGTTCATGGACTCCGGGTCCTTCTCCGCGAGATCGCGTTCGAACTCAGCTCGACGATTGCCGACAAGCTTGCCGCTATCGCCAGCGACTCGCCGATGCAGGACGAGGCCTTCAGTGAGGACGAGGCATGAACGCTTATGCTGGCGCGCTGCGGGGCGTCGCCGCAACGCTTGCCGAAGCCATCCGGCCGCAGCCTCCGGTGCCGTTCAGCCGCTGGCTCGGCGAGAACATCGTGCTGGTCGACGGGCCTCGCAAAGGCGAACTGTGGACAGCCGCCGATGCGCCGTATCTTCTCGAGATCGCCGACTGCCTCAGCCAGGAGCACCCGGCAAATCTTATCACCGTCCGTAAGGGCCAGCAGACCGGGTGTTCGATCCTAGCTCTCGCCTGGGCTCTCTACATTGCCGAGGTCTGCCCGGACAACATGCTCTACGCCGTGCCTGGCATTGATGCATTGCAGGACATCAACGGGCAGAAGCTGCAGCCGCTCATCGACGAATGGCAGAAGAAAACGAGGAAGCGGATCATCGTTCCCGTCACCAGCCGATCAGGGACGGGGTCAACGACCTACGAGAAGCGGTTCGCCGGCGGCTCGATCAATCTCGCCAACGCGAACTCGGTCATGGACCTGTCCATGAAGACGAGCCGCTATGGCGTGAAGGACGAGGTCTCTAAGTGGTCGGAGACGCCGAACGGCGACGATCCGGAGGCGCTGTTCTTCGGCCGTTTCACCGCCTTTCGGCGCCAGAAGAGCTACAAGATCCTCGAGATATCGACGCCCGAACTCGATAGCGGTGATGAACTCGGGGAGGGCCCCGGGCATTGCCGGGTCGATCGCTCGTTCCGTCGGTCGGATCAGCGCTTCTTCCACATCCGGTGTTCGGCCTGCGATGAGGAGATTGTCCAAACGATGGACGGCTTCCACATCGATCGGGATCACCCGCACAAGAGCTTCTATGCCTGCACCTCCTGCGGCCATGTGATAGACGAGGCCGAACGGGTGGTGCTGGTTCGGCAGGGTCGCTTCATCCCAACCCTCGCCGGGCCGGATCGCCACCCCGGCTTCCATGTTGACGCCTTCATCTCGCTGATGATGTCGTACGAGGCCATCGCCGAGGACTTCCTTGCAGCCGAGGCGAAGGGCGAGGCAGGGTCAAAGAACTTCGCGAACCTGGTGCTGGCGCTGCCCTATGCCATGCGCGGTAACGCGCCAGATCATCAGCGCCTGATGGAGCGCCGCGAGAACTATCCACAAGGAGTGGTGCCGCCGGACGGGCTGATCTTCGTTGCCGGCGCCGATATCCAGCACGACGGCATCTTTGTTGAGGCCGTCGCCTTCTCCTCCGACCGCCAAACCTGGACGGTCGATGCAGCCTTCCTGCCGGGCACGACCGACAATCCGAGCGAGGGTGCATGGCCGCTGCTCGAGGAGTTCCGGGCCCGCAAGTTTGAGGATGCGTTCGGCTGTGAGCGGGAGATCGAAGCCCTGGCGGTCGACTCCGGCGACGGCGGTCGGACGACGCAGGTCTATGAGTGGTGCCGTCAGCGACCGCGCGCCTATGCAATCAAGGGTCGGCACGGCCGCGGCATTCCTGCCATCGGCACGGCGCAGCGGGTGACCATCGACCGCCGCGGCAAGCTGAAGAAGTACGGTAGCGGCACGGTCTGGCCGGTCGGCACATGGGGTCTGAAGTCGGAATTCTACGGCAATCTGCACCGCAAGGGCCTGGTGGCCGGCGAGGCCAAGGACCCGCCTGGCTACTGCCACTTCGGCAGCTGGTTGCAGGAGGACTTCTTCAGGCAGATCACCGCCGAGTACTTCGACCAGAAGCTCGTCAAAGGGCGGCTGATCGAAGAGTGGAAGCGGGTCAGGAAAGACAATCACTATCTCGACTGCCGCATCTACGCGATGGCGATGGCCGAGCATCTCGGGTTGTCTCGCCTCACTGCTGACGGATGGGCGCGACTGCGGGCTCGTCTTCAGCCGGCCACCCGGCCGGACCTCTTGTCGCCCGAGAGTATCCTGGCCGAGCAGCCTGAGACGCTGGCGCCTGCTGCATCGACCGTGCCGGGGCCGCCGCTGGCGGCTCCGGTTTCCGCACCATCTTCACCATCCGCCCCGAAGCGGCCGCGTTCAAAGTGGGGCGCCTACTAGCGACAGGACCATCATGACCGCCGCAAAGACCAAGGCTCGCGCGAAGGCGAGGGCCGCCGCACCCTCGACTTCGGTTGCGCCCGTCAAGAAGGCGACCGCCCGGTACCTCCGGGGCGACAAGTCCGGCATCCTCGCGATGCGGCGGGCCGTTACCCGAGACGCCAAGCATGACGTCTTCGAGGCAGCCGAGCGGGCGTCGGCGCTGGCCATCGACTTCATGCACAACAGCGGATGGCTCGCCGGCGCCGCAGTGCAGATCCTGTGCGACACGGTCGGTGAGGAGCTGAAGCTCAACTGCCGAGCGCAGCTGAAGAAGTTCGGCTACTCCGAGGATGATGCGAACGCCTGGTGCCGCGACGTCGAAGCGGCGTGGCGGCGCTGGTCATGGAACCCGAAGGAGTGCGACCTCGCAGGCGTGTCGACCGTCGCCGAGATGTTGGACGGCGTGCTGCGGTCTTATCTCGCCGCCGGTGAAGCCTTCGGTGTTCTCGACTATCTCACCGCAACACAGCGCCGGCAGTTCGGTGTCACCACGGGCATCAAGGTATCGCTGGTCGCGCCGCACCGGTGCCGGCGCACGACGAATCTGTTCGACGGCATTGATCAGGGGGTGATCAAGGACAGCTTCGGGCGGCCGCAGTACTTCCGGTTCCGCGAGGCATCGGATGGCATCGATCGTGACAAGGACGTTCCAGCGGTCGATGTGATTCATGTGATGGACCGCGGTGAGAATCTGAACGCCCCGCGCGGCATCTCGCCAATGACGCCGGCCCTCAAGGTTGGGGCGCAGTCGGACCAGCTGGCGGACGCCACGCTCGCCACCGCGCTGCTGCAGACCATCTTCGCGGCGACCATCGAGAGCCCGGAGCCGAGCGAGGTCGCATTTCAGGCCATTCAGACACTGGCGGACACCGAGCAGCCGGCGGGGTGGTCTGGCGAAGTCGGTTCTTGGGCCAACTATGTCGGCGGGATCCAGCAGGACCTGATTGAGGTCTGGGGTCAGCGCATCGACTCGCTGAAGGGCGGAGGCATCAACCTTGCCGATGCGGCGCGCGTTGCACACACCGGTCCCGGCGAGTCGCTGAAATTCCACACCGCGGCGACGCCCGGCAGCAACTACCTGCCGTTCAGCCAGAACCTGCAGCGCGAGATGGCGCGGTGCCTCGGCATCACCTTCGAGAGCTTCACCGGAGATCATTCGAACGCGACGTATTCTAGCGTCCGGATGTCGATGGCCTGCATCTGGCCGGTCGTGCTGCGGCGCCGGTCGCGGATCTGCGCTCCTTTCGTCCAGGCGATCTACGAGCGCTGGCTCGAGGAGGAGATCGTCGAGCGGCGCATCCCGTTCAAGGGCGGGCCGCAGGCGTTTCTTCGCGATAAGGAGAGCGTGTTCCAAGCCGAGTTCCAGGGGCCGGAGAAGCCCAGTGCTGATCCCTACAAGGACATGCTGGCAGCCGAAAAGCGCCTCGAGCTCTGCCTCTCCTCGGTCGCCGACGAGTGCGCCGCGCTGGGCAAGAACCCGCAGGAAATCCGCACCCAGATCGCTGCCGAGATCAAGGACATGGAGGCCGCGAACATGCCGATTCCGTTCGGGCGAAAGACCGGCGGCGGGGCGGGCCCGCAAGGAGCGGCCGCCGAGGGCAACCGGACACCGGTGGCAGCATGAGCGACACGCCGAACCTGGTCCTGATCGACGGCAAGCTCGTCGATATCAACGACCCGTGCGCCCGGTATGTCGCGCTCTTTGCATACCGGGTGAAGCTCGTCACCGGCGGCGCGGTCGAGGAGTTCGAGATCCGGTCGCCGCTGACCACGCGCCGGACGAAGTTCTCCGCCGGGTCCAAGCCAGCCGATCTCGACGACATGCTCGCCGAGGCCAAGGCCGAGTGCGAAGCGAAGACAAGCGGCGGCGTAAAACGCCGGACCCGATACGCCATGGCGGCGCGGGCACGGCCCTACTGAGGTTCATTCCATGGCTGCAATTCTTGACGGCGGGAAGCTGACGCTTTCCGGCGACGTCGGCGACATGTGGTTCGACGACCATTTCACACACGGCGACGTGGTGCTCGCCCTGGCGCAGATCGAAGACGATGCGCCGCTGACCGTCTACCTGAACTCGGGCGGTGGCGTTGCCTACGAAGGCGCGGCGATCCACGCCCTGCTGACGCGGCGCGCCGGCGTCACCGACATCGTTGTCGACGGGGTGGCGGCCTCGGCGGCCTCGCTGATCGCGATGGCCGGCGACACCGTCACCATGTCCGCCGGCTCGGTCATGATGATCCACGATCCCGCGATGATCACCGTCGGGAACGTCGACGATCACGGCAAGACGATCGAGATGCTCGACGCCCTGGCGACCTCTTACGCCCGTGTCTACGCGGCGAAGTCAGGCAAGACCGCCGAGGAGTGCCGGGCCATCATGAAGGCCGAGCGCTGGTACTCGCCGGAAGAGGCCGTGGCCGACGGGTTCGCTGACCAAACCTCGGACGACAAGGCAAAGCCTGTCGCAGCCTTCGACTATCGCGCCTACGCGCACGCTCCGCAGCGGCTTACCGCCCTCGCAGCAAAGAAGAATTGGCGTCTTTCAGATGCCAAGGCAGCGGCAAAGTCCGCCGCGCAACCCCGTCAGACAGAGGAGCCATCCATGACGGATAAAGAACGGGCGGACCAGTTGGCCGCCGAACTCGCAACCATCAAGGCCAGCATGTCGACAGCCGCGCTCGATGCCGTCAAGGCCGATCGTGACCGCCGCGCGTCCATTATGGCGCTGCCGGAGGCTGAAGGCCGCGAGCCGCTCGCCGAGCATCTCTATGCAACCGGCAAGAGCATCGACGAGGCCAAAGCCACCTTGGCTGTTTCGGCCAAGGCTACCGCGTCTCTCGAGCCCGACCCGGCGAAGGAGCACGAGAGCCGGCGCCTCAACGGCGAAGGCCTGAACGTCAACGGCGGGAAGGGCCCGACCGCCAAGGGCGACAAGTCCATTCTCGCCGCGGCAGTAGCCCGCACCAACAAGCGTCGCTGAAGGAGGTCTGACAGATGGCCATTCTCACTGAAGACCGGTTCACCGGCGCCGGGCACTACCTCGTTTCCGAGGCTGCGGGCATGTATCGCTCGCGCGAGCAGGGCGTCATCGCCTCCGGCTCGGGCATCGTCAAGCCGGCCACCGTGCTCGGCCGCATCACGGCGGACGGCGCCACCAAGGGCAAGTACAAGCCGCTGGCGCCTGCCGCGTCCGATGGCACGCAGACGGCCGTCGCCATTCTCTGGGAGGGCTGTGACGCAACCGCTGCGGATGTTCGCCGCACCGTCACCGTTCGCGACTGCGAAGTTCACGCCGACGTTCTCGTCTTCGCCGAGGGCACCACTGACAACCAGAAGACTGCTGCGCTCGCCTCCCTGGCGGCTGCCGGCGTCATTGGCCGCTAAGGAGCCGCGCACATGGCACTCGTCACAGACATTTTCGCCGGCAACGCTTGGGGCATGGTCGACTTCCAGGAGGAAGTCATCGAGCGGACGGAATTCCGGCCGCAGCTCCTTGGTGGCCTGAATATCTTCGAGCCGATCTATTCGCGGTCGCGCACGATCGCGATCGCCGAGCGTGATCGCACGATGACCATGATCCCGACCTCGGAAATGGGCGCCCCGCCTGAGGAGCTGACCCCGGAAGGCTCGCGGCTTCGCACCTTCAACACCTCGCGTCTTGCGAAAGGTTCGACCATCTACGCGGCTGAGCTGGCCGGGGTAGCCGCGCTGCCGTTCGACGTGCAGACGCGCGACGTGACGCAGGAGGTCACCGATCGGTCTCAGCAGATCATGATCGATCTGGAGCTGACCTGGGAGCACATGCGATTCGGGGCCATCCAGGGGAAGGTGCTCGATGCCGACGGCACCACGATCATCGACTGGTACGATTTCTGGGGCATCTCGGCGCCGACGGAGATCAATTTTGCGCTGACGACGGAAACCACCGACATCCGCAAGAAGTGCCGTGATGTGAAGCGCGCGATGATCTTGGCGGCGAAAGGCATGTGGAACCCCGGCGCCCGCATCGTAGCCCTGTGCGGCGACACCTTCTTCGACCTGCTCGTTAACCACAAGCAGTACAAAGAAACCAAGCTCAACACCGATCGGGCCTCAGACCTCGAGGGTGTCGAGGGCTTCAGCGCCGTCGATTTCGAGGGCATCACCTTCATCAATTTCCGCGGCACGGATGACGGATCGACCATCTCGATCGCCACGGACAAGGTGCGGTTCTTCCCGGTCGGGATGCGCGGCGCATTCAAGGTCGGCTTCTCGCCGGCCAACGAATTCAAGCCGTATCTCAACCAGCGCGCCCGCGAATACTACGGCCTCCTTCTGGCCGACACGTCCGGCCGCGACGCCTGGGACCGCATCGAGATCTACAGCTACCCGCTGTTCATCTGCACGCGGCCCGAGATGCTCCAGACGGGGAGGGCTTCGTAATGGGCAAGATGGTTACCGAGGCCGGCTTCTATGACGGCAAATTTCGGAAGGCGGGCCAGTATCACAACGGTCCCCAGTCCGACGACATCTCGGTGGAAAGCGGTGGCACCGCCCCTGCTGATCTCGACGCCATGACGAAGGATGAACTCCTCGCCGAGGCGAAGAAGCGCAACGTCGAGGTCAAGGCCACCGATACCAAGGCCGAGATCATCAAGGCGATCGAGGCCAAGTAGGCCGTGTCCTGGTCCAGCAACCTCGCGGCGGTCGATGCCGCCGTCGCCGGGTACTTCGACGAGACGCTGGTTACGGCGGTCGCAATGAAGAAGCCGGCGCGCGAGGTCAATGCGCAGCCGGTGCCTGACGAATCCCGGGCGTCGTTCGCGTTCATGGCGACGATCGAGATAGATCCGCAGATGGACGCGATCGGCATGACGATGCGGCCGACGTCCAGCAGCGATGGCAACCGGCACACGGCCAAGATCTGCCTGACGGCGCTGGCAACGATCTTCCCCTGGATGCCGCGGCAGGGCGACCGTCTGGTGGTCGGCGACGTCACCTATTCCATCGCCTCGGCACCCGACCGTGACGGCACGGATCGCGTCGTCATCTGGCTCAACAAGGCACGCTGATGCTCTCCGCCGAAGCCATGCGGCTGGCCGCCTTCGAGGCGCTGTGCCCGACCGCCGCGCGGGCCGCCGATGCCGGGTATCCGACACTCGCCGGCTATCGCGTCTACGACAGCGCCGGCATCCTGCCGGATGACATTGATGTCGGCGCGGCCTACACGCCCTGCCTCTCGCTTTTCACGGACGACATCCGGATCGAGCGGCGCGGCGACATCGCTCCTTCGACGATCGGCAGCGCCTCGGCGGTGCTGGTGGTGATTGCAGAACTGGCGGTCTCCGTGACCGACGACGACGGTGAGACGCAGATCGTCCCGCTGGCCGAGGATGACGCGCAGGCGAAGCTGGTTCTCGGCGCGCTCTGTGCGCAGGTGCGCAAGGCGCTGGTGTTCGCCGAGGCGGGGTCGATCTTCCGTTCCATCGTCGGGTCGGTCGAGGATCTGCGCATCGAACCATTCGGCCTGCCGCAGTTCGACATCCGGTGGATGCGCTCGACGATGCGGCTCACCTGCCGGATCAAAGACGACAAGTTCACCGACGATGGCGGCATGCCCGAGCCGATGAAGTCGCTCTTCCTGGCGCTTCCCGATGGCTCCTATGCCAAGGGGAAGCTCGCCGAGCTCGATGCCGCTTTCGCATCGACGACGCGCACGCCGCTCCAGTCCATCGACCTGTCAAACGTCGAGATCTTCCCCACCCCGTAGCCCTTCGGAGCCTCCCCATGCAGCGATACAAGCTCGCCCGAAAGGGTGACCGCATCCCCATGCCCGAGCGCGGGCCGGGCGTCTTCTTCAGCGCCGCCAGCGAGGGCGAGACCCTCGATCCCATGAACCCCTGGCACGCGAAAATCATCGCGGACGGCAGCGTCGTGGCGATCCCCGACGAAGAGCCTGCCAAGCCTGACCATGCCAAGATTGGAGCCAAGTGATGGCGATCGGATTCAACAGCATCCCCGGCAATGTCCGGGCGCCGATTTTCGCTTTCGAGGTGAACTCAGGCGGGCAGTTCGAGAGCGTTTCCCGGCTGCTCCTCATCGGACACAAGAACACAGGCGCGGCTCTCGCCGACAATGTCCCGACGCGCTGCAACAACGTCACCGAAGCCATCGCCATCGCCGGCAAGGGATCGATGCTGGCCGAGATGGTGATTGCCGCCCGGCGCAACTCGCCCGCGCAGGATATCTGGATCCTCGCGGCCCCACCGGTCGGAACGGCGGAAGTCCGCACTATGACCGTTGGCGCCGTCCCGGCCGCTGGCGGCTATGCCGTCGTGCAGATCGGCGACGCGGTGATCGCGATTACCATCGGTGCCGGCGACACGGCGACGACCGTCGCGGCAACGCTCGCCGCCACCATCAACGGCTATCAGGACAGCCTGACCAAGTCGGCGCTGCCGTTCACCGCCGCGGCCGCTACGAATGTCGTGACGCTGACGGCGCGCCATCTCGGCGCGATCTTCGGCACCGTCGACGTCCATGTTCCGGTCGTCGCCTCCGGCAACGCCTTCACCGGCATCCTGACTTTCGCCACGACCGTTCCGGGCACCGGTCTTCCCGATCTCTCGACGGGCCTTGCAGCGCTCGGCGACGACCCGTTCGACTGGATTGTCTCGCCCTTCGCGGATGCCACGAACATGGGCCGCTACAGCACGCTCCTCTCCGACGTGTCGGGCCGGTGGGCGTGGAACCGGCAGTCCTATGGGCACCTCTACACCACGATGACGGGGACGACCTCGGAGCTGACGACGTTCGGCCTCGGCTATGACACTCGGCACGTGACGCTCATTCCGCGGCTGACCGATGCCGGCAACGCGACCTTGCCCTGGGTGTTCGTTGCGGCGATGGCGGCGCGGGTCACCTCCTGGCTGTCCGACGGCGTCACCGGCAACGTGTCGCGCAACCAGACCGGCCTTGTCGTCGAAGGCGTCAGCGCGCCGCGCGACCGGACCAAGTGGTTCAACGACTATGCGACGCGCGACGCCTTCCTCGGCTCTGGCCTGTCGACCTGGACGGTGCGCAGCGACGGCAGCGTGGCGGTGGACAAGCTCATCACGATGCAGCGCACCGACGGTGCCGGCAATGTCGACACGACCTTCCGCGACATCCAGGCGATGGGGCAGCTCATGTACGTGCTGCGGTATTTCCGGGCGCGGCTGCAGGCGGAGCACGGCCAGAAAGCCATTGCCGACAGCAACCCCGGCAACCTCCTGGCGGTCACCACAACGGCCGACATCGCCAACACCTTCGTCGCCGCCTATCGCTCGATGCCCGGCGTGCTGGAGAACTCGCAGGCGTTCCTGCAGCAGCTCGACGTCCAGCGCAACGCGGACAACCCGAACCGCGTCGACGTCTACGCGCCGATCGACCGGGTGAACCCGCTCGACGTGATCGCCGCCAACGCGACGCTCTACAGCCAATTCCGCGCCGCGGCTTAAGGAGACAGGACCATGACAGGCAGGGACTTTGGCGGTGAGATGCGCCTGAAGCTCGCGGACGGGCGCAATCTCACCATGCGGGGCGCCTTCACGCTCGGCACTTCGGGAATCTCGTCGGAGAGCGTGACCAACCAAGACGGCTCGGTCTCGCGCTCGGCGACGCTGCGCCCGCGCACGGCGGAGATCACGCTCGAGGACGACGGCACCGATATGAACCTCCTGTTGCGCGCCGCGCGCCAGGATATCTATCTCGCCGAAGAGTTCTCCAGCGTGAACCACATCTTCATCTCGGCGGTCATCACCGGCGACCCGCGCTCGAACCGGGCCAACGGTGAGGTGACCGGCCTGATGATCGAGGCCTCCGGCTACGAGCGGCGCGGCTGATGAAGACCGTCAGGCTCTCGAAGCAGTACGTCGTCGGCTCTTCCATCTTCGACACGGTGCAGCTGCGCGAGCCGACCCTTGCAGACTATCGCGCGGTCGGGCCCGTGGCGGAGCGGCAGGGGGCGGTCATCATCGCCTACCGCGACGCGACCTTCTCCTACGTCGACCGGCTGACAACGGAGCCGGCGCCCGGTGCGCTGTCCAGCCTGTCTCTTGAAGACGCATTCGCGGTGGAGGAGGCGGTGAACAGTTTTTTTTCCGAGGCGCGGCAGTCGCTGAACAAGCGCGAGAGCTCGTCTTCCGGCTTGGATGGCGCCCCTCCGACGTAGAACCGATGACCTTCGACGCGATCGAGTGGTGGTTTCGAAGCGCGGCGGCCTGGCATGCAGAGGAGAAGCGGCGGCGGCGGTAGCGTTCAGGTAGCGGGCACCGTGAACTCGATGCGGCAGGTCGCCGCGTCAGCATCACCTTCGAAACTGATCGACTTACCGACGGCTTCTTGCCCGGGAGGAACGCCCTGGATACTGCCGCTGGCGGCGTCGACTGGATCTCCCGCTTTGTCGAAGAGGGTGCAGGCGAAATTCGCATTGAACGCCTCGCCGCTTCGATTCCCGACAGCGACGACAACCCGGCGTGATGATCTCCCCGCGCTCTCAATGCGGATCGTCTTGATCACGGCTTCTCCCGTAGGGCTGTAATCTGACGGTTCAAATGCAGCCTGTCCAATGGCCTCACTCGTCATGAGGGACCCAAGAGCCACGCCGATCAATGCGCAGTAGCGAAGAAACATGGAAGCCGTCCTATGCGCGAAGTTGAAGCAAGGCTGAAGCTATCGGCTGTCGACCGGACCGCCAAGGCCTTCGATGCCGTGTCGCGGCGCCTGAACGATGTCCAGAGGAAGACAGGCGCGGTGAATCGGGCGCAGGCGGCGCTGGAGCGCTCGGCTGGTGCCTCGATGCTGGCGGTCGGCCGGGTGCTCGGGCCGGCGGCGCTCGCCTATGGCGGCACCCGTGCGATCAAGGACTTTGCGCTCTTCGAGCGGCAGATGTCGCGGATCGGCATCACGGCGGGCATCACCGTCGAGGAGACCAAGAAGGCAGGAGAAGCGTTGCAAGGTCTTGCGACGCAGACGGCGCTCCCCCTGGAGTCGGTCATGGCCGGTCTCGACACGCTGGTCGCATCCGGCCAGTCGCTCGAGGAGGCCATGGCATTCCTTCCCGCGGTCCTGAACACGGCACAGGCCACGGGCGCGGCGACAGAAGACATTGCCAATACCGCCTTGAAGTCGGCGAGCGCTCTCGGCCTACAGGCCAGCGAAATGCAGGACGCGTTCGACATTATGGTCGCGGGCGGCAAGGCCGGTCAGTTCGAGCTGAAGGACATGGCGGCCTACATCCCCGGCCTCGCCAACTCGTTCGCAACCCTCGGCTACAGTGGCCAGGATGGCCTGAAGCAGCTCATCGCCCTGCTGCAGACCATCCGCGAGGACACTGGCTCCGCCGAGGCGGCCGCGACGCAGGCGCAGAACATCTTCGGCAAGATGTATGCCGGCCAGACGGCGACCGCGTTCAAGAAATTCGGCATCGACCTGCGCAAGGAAATGGAGGCCGCCAAGGCGTCCGGCGAGGGAGCCGTGGACGCCTTCGTCCGGCTTTCGAAAGAGGCGGTCAAAGGCGACCTGACGAAGTTGCCCCTGCTCTTCACCGACCAGGAGTTCCGACTGGGTATGCAATCCATGATGACCTCGACGGACAGCGTGAAGCGGTTCCTTGAGATCATGAACGGCGCGCAAGTGCAGGGCACGGTCGGCAGGGACGTCAAGCGCATTGCCGACGATGTTGAGGGTAGCATCCAGCGCATGTCCACCAGCCTGGACACGTTGATGAAGTCGGTCGGGGGCGTGATCGCCACTCCCGCGGCAGACGTTATGGACAACCTCTCGTCCGGTATCGACAACGCGCCGAAGGCTGACGCCATCCGAAAGGCCCGGGGCGACTCTTCGATCTATCGCACGCTGAATTACGCCAGCGGCCCGGCCGATGCGGCGCTGATCGCGGAATACGAAGCCTATGACCGGATGCAGGATCCGGGCACGGCTGAACAGGTGGGGATGAACGCGCGGCGGAACTATGCCGGGCGGGGTTTCCTCGACGCACAGAAGCCAAGCCGCACCGGCACGCCGGCGCCGATTTTCCGCGATGCTCCTGTCGCCGCCGCGGCGCCGGAGCCGGTGGCCGTGAGCACGGCACGGACGGCACCGCTGATCTCCGCGCGTCAGGCGGAGGCGTCGTCCATGCAGGCCATGCGCGGCCAGTACGGTGCCATGCTGGCGCCGAGCGGTAGTTCGTTCCAGAAGGGCGTCACCGGGCAGGATGTCATTGATGAGGTCGACACCTCCGCTCTGAAGGCCGCGATGGAAGCTGGCGGCGCCGCAGTGGCACAAGGTGGCGACCAGGCCAAAGCCTCGATCGAGGCGGGTGGGCAGACGATGTCGGCATCGCTCAGCGCGGCCATCGCTACGGCTTTCGGCGTTGGCGGGGCGCAGGTGGCCGCCGCAATCCGCGCGGCGCTCGCCGCCGGCGTCAAGGTCAATGTCAATGGAGCGGTGACGGCACCTTCTGGGCGCAGCCTCGGGACGTCCATGCCAGATGCAGGAAACTGACGATGCGTGACTGGTCCAAGGCTTTCCTGCCTGCATCGTTCAAGGGCGTGCGGTTCTGGGTGGACGAAGAGGGGCAGGACGGCGGACGGCGTATCGCTGTGCAGCACGTCGCCTATGGCGAGACACCGATTACCGAGGATTTCGGATCGCGGGAGACGGTGTTTCCGATCACGGCCTATCTCGCCAGCGATCTTGCCGATGCCGAGGCACGCCGGCTTTCGCAGGCGTTGCGGTCGCCGGGGCCGGGGCGTCTGGTGCTGCCGATGGAAGGCGGGATGACGGCGCATGCCGCCGAATTTCGCCGGAGCCGTCAAAAGGATCGGGGCGGGTTCATCGCCTACGACATCAGCTTCATCAAGGTCGGCGGTGCGGTGGCCTTCGCGCCGTCCTTCGATGCTAACGGGGCGCTGTCTGCGCTCGCCTCCCTGACCCAAGCCGTGGTTTCGGCGCTGAGGTGATTTATGCAGCCTGAAGAGCAGACGGCCCTCGCGATCGCCGTCGCGGGGCGCCTGGTCGACATGATTGCGCTGGCGCGGATGGGCGAGCGGGACCGGTCGCGCGCGGAAGCGCTCGGCGTCACGCTGGTCGCGCTGGCGCCTTCGGCGGTGGCGGACCCGGCCGCCTTCGTCCAGGCCTTCGGCGCGCTGGCGACGGCGCTGGCCGGCGGCGGCGACGCCGCAGTGGTGGGCTCGCACATCGCGACGGTGCTGGGCGAGATCGACATCGAATACGGGTTTCCCGCCGCGCTCGCGGCGGTGCTGGCCGGGGCCTATTGCGCCTGCCTGATCCGCACCGACTATCCGGCGCAGCCGGACGCCGCCGCGGCGCGGGACCTCGTCCGGGTGCTGGCGCGGCGGATCGGTGAGCCGCTCGGCGACGCGCTCGGCTTCGTCGCCGCCGACGCCTTCGACCTGATGACGGGGCAGACGGCGGTCGAGCTGTCGCGCATCGCGGCCAGCCGGGCGCCGCTGGTGCGGGTCGAGACCGGGATCTCGCTGCCGTCGACGCTGCTGGCCTGGGAACTCTACGAGGATCCCGAGAGGGCGGGCGAGCTGGTGGAGCGCAACCGGGTATCGACGCCGATGCTGATGCCCGTCGCCATCGAGGCGCTGGCGCGATGAGCGCCGGCATGCCGCTTGAGACCGTGACACTGGTGGTCGGGGGAAAGACCTTCGCCGCATGGCAGACCGTCAACATGGCCGCCAGCGCGCAGGAGGCCGTCCGAAAAGCGAACTTCAAATGCGCGCTGCCGCCGCTCGCCCGGATCGGCGAGTTCACGCCCCGGCCCGACATGAAGGCAGAGGTGCACGTTTCCGGCGAGCTCTGGGGAACCGGGGTAATTGGTGACGTCTCCGCCGACCATACCGAAGAGGGTGGCTCGATTGACGTCGAGTGGCTGTCGAAGACGATCGATACTGTGGAAAGCTCGATCGACCATCCGACGGGCTTTGCCGAGAAGAAGACCATCAAGGGGATCGCGGACACGTTCGAGAGTTCGGACGTGGAATGGACCAGTACCGCCGAGATGGAGGAGGAGCCGGACTTTTCCGTCATCCCCGGCGAGACGAACTTCCAGGCTGTGGAGCGGCTGGCACGGGCGCGCGGGCTGCTGATCTACGACGATCCGCAGGGGCGGGCCGTGATCGCCGATAAGCCGGAGGGTCGCCATGCCGGTGGGCTGGCGCTCGGCGTCAACATCCGGGCCGGTGCCGGCAAGCTCTCCGGCAAGGGCCGGCACGATCCGGTGATCGTGCGCGGCCAGTCGGCGCGGGGACATGGGCCCGGCGCGCTCAGGATCGAGGCGCGGGCGAAGGACGGATCGGTTGGGCGCAAGCGCCCGAAGGTCATCCTCCAGGAGGGAGAGACCACCACGGCCAAGGCGAAGAAGCGGGCCGAGTGGCACGCGGCGCGCGCGGCCGGGCAATCCCGCGAGGCGACGGTGACGGTGGCCGGGTGGCGAGACGAGGCCGGGCAGCTGTGGACACGGAACTGGCTCGTCTCGCTCGACGACCCGCTGATCTTCCTCAGGCAGGACATGGTGATCAAGTCCGTCGCCTTCTTCCAGGGGCCGGGCGAGGACGGCGACGGTGCGGCGACGCAGGCGGTGCTGACCCTCGTCGATCCGCGCGCGCTGGGCGGCCAGAAATCGCAGGGCTCCTCCGACGAGGCGTGGTCCACCCCGGGGGAAGAAGCGGAAGTGACGGCGCAATGAGCGGACAAAGCCCCTATTTGACGCGCTTCGAGCTCGACGAGGACGAGGAGCGCGACGACGGATATCTCTACGCCTCGGGCCGGGGCAGGGCGGGGCACGCGCCGAAGCACATCCTGCAGCCTCAGCAGTTCGGCCTGTCTTCGCGGCCGCCGCCGGGCTCCATCGGCATGCAGCTGGCGCTCGGCGGCGATCATTCGACGTCGCTGCTGATCGGTGCGGAGCATCCGTCGCATCGGCCGAAGATGGGGGGCGGACATACCGTCCTCTATGATGCCTATGGCCAGGCAATCTCTATCGTCGAGACCATGATCCGCTTTGTCGCCAATGAGAAGATCGTGCTCGTGGCGCCGATGATCGTGCTCGAATCGGCTGACATCCGGCTGGGCGGCGAGGACGCCGCGCGACCCGCCTCGGCACAGGGCACGCTCGACAGCGCCGGCCATGCCGAACAGGCGAACTTCGCCACGACGGTGAGGATGAAATGATCCGGATCATCCCGCTCGGCGCCGAGGCGCCTCCGCAACTGTCGCCCGATCTCGTCTGGAACGGCGTCACCGGCGATCTCGCAGTCTCCGGCCCCGGTCTCCGGTCGCAGCAGCAGCTGGCGACGGCGGTGCTGATCTGCCTGATGACCGATCGGCGCGTCGACCCGTCGGAGCTTCGCGACGGCGACGAGAACAAGGGCTGGCCGGGCGACGCCGCCTTCATCCGCCGGACGGGGCGGCCGCTGGGCTCGCGCCTGTGGCTGCTGCGGCGGCGCACGGTGAGCGAGGCGGAGACGCCGCGCCTGGCGGAAGACTATGCGCGCGAGGCGCTGCAGACGCTGATCGACCAGGAGGCCTGCGTGCGCGTGGACGCGGTCGCTACGGCGGACCCCGTCCGGAACCGTCTCGACCTCGACATCGCGCTCTACGGGCGCGACGGCGCGGCCGTCTACCAGCAGAAATTCGGCGTGCTTTGGGAGCAACTCGATGGCGTATCAAAGCCGCTCGGTCCGTGAACTTTCGGACACCACGCAGGCGGCCTACCGCCGGGAGCTTCCCGGCACCGATGCGACGCTCGAGGAGACGGTTCTCGCCGTCGACGCCGAGGTGGTCGCCATCCTCCTGAAGGAGATGGATCTTCGCATCGGCTTTCTCTACCGGCAGCTCTTCGCCTCGACGGCGGATGCCGAGCACCTGGAGCAGCGCCACGCCTACGAGTTCGGCGTGCTGCGCAAGGCGGCGTCTCCCGCAGGGGGCAACCTCGCGGCTACCGGAACGCCGGGGCTCGTCTTCCCCTCGGGGCTGACCTTTCTTTCCGGCGGTATCATCTACCGGTCGACGAGCGACGTGACGATCGCCGGCGATGGCACGGTGACGATCCCGATCGTCGCCACCACGGCCGGGACGCGGGGCAACCGCGTTTCGGGCGAAAAGCTGGCGCTCTCCGAGCCGGGGCTATTCCCCGGGCTTTCGACGGAGGCGACGGTCACAGCGGGCGGCATCTCCGGCGGGGCGGACCAGGAGGAGGTTGAGAGCCTTCGCGCTCGGGTGCTCTCGCGCAAGCGCAACCCCCCGCAGGGTGGCGCCGAGGCGGACTACGAACGGTTCGCGCTGGAGCTTTCTTTCGTCAGCAAGGTGTGGGCGCGGCGCCTGGTGAACGGGCCCGGCAGCGTCGGGGTGTGGTTCCTTTCCACCGGCGGCGCGATCCCGAGCGGCGCGGAGGTGGATGCAGTCAGAACCTCGATCGAGGCGCGGCGGCTGATCGGGCTTCGCGACCTCCGGGTGTATGCGCCGACGGCGGTGTCCGTGGCCGTGACGGTGGCGCTGACGCCTGACACGGTGGAGATCCGGCAGAATGTCAGCCTGGCGCTGGCGGCCGTGTTCAAGGCGCGGGCGCGGCCGGGGCTTCCGGACGATCCCTTCTTGCTGTCGCGTTCGTGGATCGCAGAGGCGATTTCGGACGCCGTCGGCGAGGACCGGCACACGCTCGTCTCGCCGTCGGCCGATCCGAGCTTCACCCTCGGCCAGTATCCCGTCCTCGGCACCGTGAGCTTTGTCTGATGTCCCGCTGGCACGCGCTGGAGGGAACGGAATTCGCGGAGGGGCTGGACGGGATCGAGCTGCGGTTCTGGCCGCGGCAGGATTTCGTTGCGGTGCCGCGGCAGATGGCGGACGCGCTGTCCGACCCGTCGATCGAGGATCTTGCCGGCGGTGCCTTCGCGCTACTGCCGAAGGGCGCAGCCTGGGGCACGCCGGACGGGGTGGCTCTCGACCCATCCTCGACGCTCGCCGCGGCCTGGCGGGCGCGCATGGACGCGTTTGGGGTGCTTTACCGGGACGCCTGGCGCACGACAATGGACTCCTCCTCGGCGTCGCTCGTCGGCTCGCTCATCGACTGGGAGGCCGAGTTCGGGCTGCCGGAGGAATGCGTCCAGGTCTACCAGCCGGACGACGCCCGCTATCGCTGGCTCCGACAGAAGGTGGCCTCCACCGGCACGATCACGCCCGGCGACTTCCTGCGGCTGGCCGACATGCTCGGCTATTCCGTGGTGATCGAGGAGCCCGTGATCTGCGAGGCCGGCGTCTTCGAATGCGGTGGTCCCGACGAGACCGGCGGGCCCGAAGAGGAATGGAGCGTCGTCTTTTGGGTGCTCGGTGCCGGCGAGTACGGCTTCGAGGCCGGCGTCGGCGAGGCGGGTTTCACGCCGCTCTACGACTTCGACCAGGCCGAGGTCGTCGAATGCCTGTTCGAGCGCGCACTGCCGGCCCCTTATCGGCCGATCTTCGACTATTCCGCCCTCACCACTTTTTCCGGTTGGCCCAGCGTGTGGCTGCCGGTCTGGGAGTAAACGCATGGACCGCCAACTTCCCCTTGATCCCTACATTCTGGCCGAGGTCAACGAGCCCTGGCGAAACCGCGAAGCCGGGGTGAAGGGGCATGCCGTCAAACACGAGGCCTTCACGCAATCGATGGAGGAGATCGTCCACGTCATCGAGCAAGCCGGCCTGACGCCGACCAAGGAGGATCTGACGCAGCTCTGGCAGGCGCTGGAGCTTCTGACAAACCAGATCGTCAGCAGCGTGACCAATGCCCGTGGCTACGTTGGCGCCCGGCGCGTGATCTTTGCCACGCCGGGCGCCTTCACCTTCACCGTTCCCGCTGAAGTCTACGCCGTCGATGCCCAAGTGTGGGCCGCCGGCGGCGGGGGCGGCGGGGCCGGATCGTCCAGCACGCTCGCAGCAGGTTCGGGCGGAGGGTCTGGATCCTACTCGCGCAAGCGCATCGCAACGACCCCGGGGGCATCCCTTGCGGGCGTCGTCGGCGCGGGCGGCACGGGCGGATCGAGTGGCGGCGGCAGCGGGGGCAATGCCGGCTCATCCACATTCGGCGGCATCACCTGCATCGGCGGCAGCGCGGGCACGGGTGCATCGAACGCGATTGTCTTGGTCGCCGGTCTCGGCGGCTCGACGAGCGGCGGCGACATCGGCATCAACGGGCGGTCGGGACAGCTCGGGATACCGCTTGGCACCACCGGCGCCATCGGCGGGTTTGGCGCCGCTGCCTATTGCGGCGCGCCTACGGGCCCAAATACGGCAGACGGCCAGACGGGCTCTTTTCCTGGCGGCGGCGGGTCCGGCGGGGCCGCCTATCTCGGGAAAACAGCGGGCGGTCCTGGCGGCGGCGGCTGCATCATCATCAGCTATTAAGGGGCGGCCATGACCACCTATGCACGCGTGAGCGACGGCGTCGTCGCCGAAATCCTTCATCTCCCCGCCGGCTTTCCGATGGACGCCTTCGCCAACGATTTCGCCGCCAGCCTGAAAGAGGTTCCGGCCAAGGTCAAGCAAGGGTGGGTCGTCGACGGGGGCGGGTTCAAGTCGCCGCCGGAGCCCGAGCCGGCGGGCCCTTCGTGGGATGCTATCCGGCTGCAGCGAGATGAACGGCTGCGGCAGAGCGACTGGACGATGCTCTCGGACTCGCCACTCACCAAGGCGCAGAAGACCGAATGGGCGGCCTATCGCCAGGCGCTCCGAGACATCCCGCAGGACGTCAGCAACCCCGCCGAAGTCGACTGGCCGGCCTCGCCTTCCTGACCGCCGCCACCGTCCACCCACCAGCCGCCCTCTGAGGCGGTTTTTTTGTGTCTGGAGCTCAAGCCTTGATCGACGATCGCACCCCGCACCTCGACCTGCCGCTGCCGAACGCCGCGAACAATCCCCGCCTCGAGGATGTGCCGCGGCTGCGGGATGCCCTGACGCAGATCGACGAAGCGATCGAAGGCATCGATCCCACCGGAGTCGGCGCGGACGCCTATGCCCGCGAGAACCACACCGGCCCAGTCGTCTGGCCGGTCAACACACTGGACGAGATGGCTGCGCTCCCGGCCAGCCGCCCGCTGGCCTATCTGGCCGCGGAGGATGCAGGCGGCGCCTTTGCGCTCAAGACTGGGAATTTCGCGACGCGGGCGACGAAGGTCGGAAAGGGTCTCATCAACCCGCCGGCTGACGATCCGACCGGGCTGACCAAGGCCTATATCGCGATCAACCCGGAATATCTCACGCCTGGCCGCTTCGCGATACCCCGGGGCCAGCCGAACGGCGACCACGATGCGGCGTTCAAAAAGATCAACGAAGCGCTCCTCGAAGGCTGGGGCAACCGAAAGCTCGTGATTGATCGACCGTGCCGGGTGCCGGACGGTTGGCAGCTGACGCAAAGTGGCGTGAAAATACAAGGCATCGGGGATGGCAAGCTTTATTACGACGATGCCAGCGAGCATCACGCCATCCAAGGCATGTCGGTATCGCATGTGACAATCGATGGCCTCACCATCGAAGGCCCGCAGACGGGTTCTCGCGAAACAACGAAGTTCGGTTTCTACTTCTACAATAGTTCGTTCATCCGACTGCTGCGCAGCCAGTCCTCATACTCATTAGCCGGCGCGTGGTTCCATCAGTGCGACTGGGTTTGGACTTTTCAGAATTACATGCACGATCTGTTCGCAGACGGAATCCATTTTGCCTACGGCTCACAAAATTGTTGGGCCATGGCGGACCATATCAGAAATGCGCAGGATGACTGCTTCTCGGCAACCACTTATGCATCCGGCACGCGACGTGCCAAGAACATTCACTATCTTAGCTGTCAGGCGGAGTATGGATCTTGGGGCGCCGGCTTCGCTATGTACGGCGTCGACGGGGGCAGCATTGTCGATCCAACGGCAAACGAGACGGGCGGCCCTGGCATTCTGATGTGCGCCTTCGATGACCTCCGACCGGATCACCCGAACGTTGCGCTGCGAGGGCCGGCGACGAACATCAAAATCACCGGCGGACGGCTGTATAATTGCGCAAAGGCGGCTGTCATGCACGGTGGCGGGAGCGTTGTGCATCCTATGTTCGGTGCGAGCCTGTCGGCATCCTATACTAACTTCCTCGAAGTCGACGGTCTGCAGATCGACACGAACGCGGTCAGCGCGGCCCCCCGCTCGGGCATCTATCTGGCCGATGCCATCCGGCCCATCATCAAGTCGAGCGTCACCGTCAAGAACATTGCGGGCGTTGGGTTGCTCGGCCTCGGCTCTCTCGAAGAGCCAATCATCGACGCCAGCTTCCGTAACTGCGACGGGTATGCCATCGACCTCCGCGACGCTGTTGTCCGCAAAAACTCCTTGCGCGGCGAAAATGTTGCCGCCGAGATTGGCGCTAACTCGCGGCAGGTGAACCCGGCAGGCGGGATCTCTATCCGGCTGCCGTTGGTGAACCAGGCCGGGTCCGAAATCCACCTTCATTCCTATGATGCCAATAGTCGTCCAGTTGACACGGGTGGTTGGGCGACTGTTTTCGCCCCGGACGCTTTCCCGACGCTTTGGAAAAATTTTGCTCCGAATTTCCGCGCTGCTTCTGGCGGAACCTATACAATTACGAGTCAATCCGGCCGCTTCCACTATAACGGCTCAGTAGTCGAGGGCGAGGCTAAGGTAATCATTGGCGCCCGAAATGGCGGGATTGGCTTACACATGGACCTGCCAGTGCCTGTTCCTGGCGTTAAAACGATCCACGGAAGCAATCTGACAACTGGGGGGGCCGTCAACGGATCTAATTCGGCGGATTCCTCCGCAGTTATCATTTACAGCGCATCTGGAGGAGACCCCGTCACGTCAGACAATACCGAGATTCACATGAAGTTCAGTTTGCCGCGGAACTAAGCCGGCTGGAGACGATCCACTTTCGTGCTGGCCGTTCGACACAGTGATGGACCGCGGCAGCGAGCGCAAAGACAAATATCAGGTATCCTGGCGTCAGCAGTGAGGGAGGGACGCCCCACTCGGCCCCACCATTGACGTAGTAGGCCGTAATGGGGAGCTGGTGCACAAGGTATAAGGAGAAAGATATCTCGCCAAGCCAAACGAGAATGCCGAGGGACATTGCCCTGGCGAGCCAGCCGCGTCCTAATGCGAATGCATAGATAATTGCCGCAGATGAAAAACAGGTAACCCCCCCTTTTGCCAGCCATTCACCTAGCGCAGGCGACATATCTAGCATCATGGCCACCAGGGTAGATGCATAAGTCCATGAAATAAATACTGCAGCAATTGAGATGCCCTGTATCAAAGTGCACAGAAACGCGGACTTCGATGCGCTCTTCGAGGTTGCGATAAACAGAAGAGCGGCAGTCATGCCGAGGACAAACTCGAACAAGCGGGCCAAGGGATTTATGTACATTAGAGCTGGTATCGTCGGCCCGTAATTGTCCGGGGTGAACTGTCCGGCTTGGATATAATTCGCAAAGGCTGCGAGAGCAGCGACAGCCAGCAGTGAAGCGCAAAGCCACAAGCCAAATCGTCGCTTGAAATCTACGATGATGAACGGGAACATGAAGTAAAAGAACGCTTCAACTGAAAGCGACCATGACACGCTGTTGTAGGAGAAAAACACTAAATAGTTTGGGATCCATGCATGCAGCAGTGAAAGGTTCGCTAGGCCAACGAGCAGCGTATCCTTTCCTCCCCACCGAGTCGGCTCTCCTACGATGACGAAGAATAAGAGAAGTGTGGCCACGTGTGCGGGCCAAATTCTGGCGATACGTCGCAGATAAAAGTCCTTGCGCCATGCCGGCTTTTGAGTGGTGTAGGCTAATATGAATCCAGACAGCACGTAAAAGAAGCTGACACCATTATCCAATGGCCACCCTTCAAGCAGCCACTGAGGGAGGTATACCCCCCTCGCATGCTCGATCACGATAGCGAAAGCCGCGAAGAATCGTAGGCTCGTCAATGCCGGAAGATTGTCAGTTGTGGCGACTGGAGTGCCGCGGATAGAGGCTAGCTTTAACTGCGCGTCCAATTTGTCAGATCCTGCCCACATCGATGTCCTTAATGGCCTGCCTTAGAGCCATTACGTCTAAATTCCCGGCGGAAGCTTTCTTCCGAAGCGTCTCAAGCATTTATTCCTCATTCTGTCCTGTCGCATGACGACGTCGGGCATCGCGTGACCTGTGCGGGTGCGACCATGCCCAACCTGCCTGTGCAAGCCAATACCCAGAGGCTCGCGCACACCGGGCTTTTCATGGAGCGACTGCATGGACAATCCCAAGGCTGATCGCAGGGCCTGCCGGGACGCATTTTACATCAGTGATCTGGCGCAACTGGCCATCGGGATGTGCGGGATCCCTTACGGTGCAATCGTCGGAGACTTCCAAGTCTCATTGTTCGGCGCATCTCTCGCGATCTTCGCGATGGGCCGCCTTCTGTGCCACATGGAAAGGAATCGCAATGCCCCTCACCAATGACGAAGTCAAAGCCCTGCTGGAAGCGGTCAAGGCGCTGGCCGGGGCGCTGGACCGACAGATCCCCGCCGGGGATGCGCCGCCCGCCACGACGTCGATGTGGCCGAATGACTGGACTTCAGTCTGGTAGGCAGAAGCGCCCCCTTCGATGATCCCCGGCTCGCTCACGCGGGCCTTATTCTTGACCGCAAGGCGCTCCTCGCCGGGCGCTTTTTTCATGAGCCATAGGAAACAGCCGTGCGGATCACGGACGCGCTCCTCGAACATGTCACAGAGGTGGACGCGTATCCAACAGTGCCAGCGAGCCGAGACACATTGTGAGGAACAGCGCGATCACCAGCGTCGCTTGACCTTCAAGAGAGATGAGCCAAACGGCAACGGCAGCAGTCCTGCGCATGCATTTTCTCCCGATGGTGCCCGGTCGAAGGCGGCGATGGCCGGCTTGTCGCCAGACACCGCCGCCTGGGACCTGCTTCAGAGCGCTGTAGGCGGGCACGCCGTCACACTGGTCGGCCCTTATCCACGCCTTTGCTTGTGTGAGCCTCCCGAGATCATCGGGGCTCGCACCGCTTTCCTCGTCCAGCCCGCTCTGCGCGGGCTTTTTCATGTCTGCCACAGGAGAGAACCATGACCATCCCCGCATCTTGGATGCCGGCGGCGACGATGGCGCGCGTCATCTGCCACTGGTCGGCCGGGCGATACGAGGCCTCGTCCCTCGATCGCCAGCACTACCACCTGATCATCGAGGACGACGGCAACCTCGTGCGCGGCGACCTGTCGATCAAGGCCAACCAGGCGCCGATCCGCGGCAATTATGCGGCCCACACGCTGGGCACGAACAGCGGCTCGATCGGCGTGGCGCTGGCCTGCATGGTCGGCGCCGTCGAGAGCCCATTCAAGGTTGGCGCCGCGCCGATGACGGCGACTCAGTGGGCGACGCTCGTCGAGGTCGTCGCCGATCTCTGTCGGCGCTACGGCATCACGCCCGGGCCGGAGACGGTGCTCTCTCACGCCGAGGTGGAGGTCAATCTCGGCAACAAGCAGCGCGGCAAGTGGGATTTCACGCGGCTCGCCTTCGATCCCGACATCGTTGGCGCCAGGGCGATCGGCGACCGGCTGCGCATGGCGGTGAAGCGAGCGATGGCCGGCGGCGCGGTGCGGGCCATCGAAGAGCCGGCGGCGGCCGAGACCGGCACGCCGGGCGAGATGGAGCTGCGCGGCACGACAACGGCGGGGTGGCTGAACTTCCGCCGCGCCCTGGACGGCGACATCATCGGCGGCCTGCCGCGCGGCACGGCCATCGCGATCGTCGACAGCGACGAGGGCTGGTACTGCGCACGCACGCCCGGTGGACACCTCGGCTGGGTCAGCGCCCGCTACGTCTCCCTGACCTGATCCCGAACCGGCCGGGACCGCCGGAACCCTCTAGGAGCATCACCCCATGAAGACCCTTCTCACGGCCCTCACGGCCGCCGGGCTGCTGGCGCTTGCCGGCTGCCAGACGACCGATGGCGCGGTCGCCAGCGCGGCCGACAAGATCGAGCGGATCTGCGCCATCGAGCCGGCGACGCATCTCGCCTTCGTCGTCGCGTCGCGGCAGCTCGATCTCTCGGCCGAGATCCGCAAGGCCGAGGCAACCGCCCATACCGTGGTGACCGGCATCTGCGCCGACCGCCCGATCGCCGACACCGCCGAGGCCCTGGGCGCGCTCGTCACCGCCTTCGACACCATCAGCGCGGCCTATGCCGACGCGAAAGAGGAGATCTGACCCATGAACACCACGCTCGCCACTCTCGTCGAGATACTGCTGCCCTTGGTGCTGACGATCGTCTCGGCCATCCTCATCCCGGCGTTGATGTCCTGGCTGCAGGCCAACAAGCTGGTGAAGGACGAGGCGCAGGCGAAGATCCTGCAGTCGGCCCTGGAGAATGCCGCGATGACGGCGCTGATCCGCGCCGGCGGGCCGTCCAAGGTTCTCGGCACAGCCAAGGGCGTCGCGCTCGACGCGGCGGTCGGCTACGTCCGCAACTCGGTGCCGGATGCGGTGAAGGCGCTGGCGCTGGACGAAGGCCGGATCCGCGACCTGGTGCTGCCGCACGTGCAGCGCGCCATCGACAATGCCAAGCCGCAGGGATCGTGATCCCGTGTCGGCCGTGACGGCCCGAGGGGCATCGACCGTTTACCCCGACGTCAGGACGCGCCACCACACGATCAAGGCTTCCGTCACCGCGCTGTGGGAGCAATATCTCTATGGCGACGGCTGGCGGCTGGTCGAGGTCATCATCGGCACCTGGGTGGTGAGCCGCGGCATGACCATCCTCTTCGTCGGCGGGATGAGCGCTTCCTACTACGCGACCTTTCCGCTGGCAGGCCATCCGGTCTTCTGGGGACTGGTGGCCCTGGCGATCGGCGGGGCGCGGATCGCCGGGACGGTGATCAACGGCAAGTGGCAGCGAAGTCCGCGGCTGCGATGGACGGCGGGTGTCTGCGGCATCGCCTACCAGGCGCTGCACTGCCTGATCTTCGCCCAGATGGGTTTCCGGCTGATCGCGCTCGGCTACTTCTTCTGGGTCTTCCTCGAATCCCTCGGTGTCATCCGCTCGAGCATCGACATCATGCGCAAGCGAGAGACGCCGTGCCGGAATGGTTGATCGACCTCCTCAACAACCCGCTGGCAGTGACGGCGCTCGGCACCGCGTTCTTCGTGCCGCTGCTGACGCTGCTCGGGCAGATCGCCATGCGCAAATCGCCGGCGCCCGGGCCCATCGCCTACGATGCCCGGGACCTGCCAGAGCACCCGCTGCTGATCGCGGCGAAGATGCACCTGGCCGACGAGGAAATGGCGCTGATTTCAGGTGTGGCGCGCAAGGTTGACCGCATCGACGACCAGCTGCAGCTCATCCATGACCGCATCGATCTGCTGATGCGGGCGCGGTGAGCCGTCTGGAAGCCGAGCGAGCCAGCGTCGATTGATTGAGCCGCCGTCGCCCCTCACGGGGTGGCGGCGGCTTTTTGCGGTTCGGACTACGCCTTTGCAGCCGCCAAGGCGCTCGCGATGGCTGCCTCGGCCTCCGTGCGAACCTGGACCCTTGCCGCGTCGAGGTGGATTCCGTCCACGTCGATCAGCGGTTCAGGCTATGCAACAGGCGAACGGTGCAGCAGGGCGGTCCGAAAGATGCGGGCCTTCCGCGTGTCGCATGCACATGCCGAGTGATCGCTTCCCGAGGAACGGAAAGCCGTTCGCCGGGTTCTCAGCTCACTCATATTGGAGAAATTCATGCGCATATCCTTAAAAGCAGCCGCCGTCGCCGTGGCTCTCATGACCGCGGGTCTCACCGGCACGGCAGCTCCTGCAATGGCGCGAGACGGCATCTCGTCGGGCATCGTCCTCGTTCACGACACGGGGCGCCGCCATGGCCATGATCGTGATCGCTACGAGCGTCGCCATCACCGCAGTGGATACGACCGTCGGGATCGCCACGACCGTCGAGATCGCTATGAGCGCCGTCATTCGCGGCATGACCGGGATCATCGTCGAGATCGCCGTGATCGCCGGGACAACGACATCGTCATCCGCCTGCGATAGGACATTCGAGACTGGCGTATTGAAGCCACGCCGAAGCCGCCGTCGCCCTTCACCGGGTGGCGGCGGCTTCTTGCGTTTCTGGCCTAGCGAGTGTCGCGGCCGTTCATTCCTTATGCGAGGGCGGTCACGGCTGCAGCTTCGAGAAACCTCTGTTTATGCACTCGATGAACTTCACCCGATAGAGCGTAGAGCCATCGCCATCGGCAATCTCAAAGGCGTATCGCAACACCGATGGACGGTCGGCTTTGATAGCCTCTGCGATCATCTCCCTTGCCGCAAAGTGGGCCTCGTCCACAGCCGCAGCGAGATCGGGCATTTCAACGCCATCCAGATCCGGGACCACTTGCTCGTTTTTGTGGATGTCGAAGTAATAACGCGGCATGGCGGCCTCCCGATTTGCATCGAGAGGAAGCGGAGAGAGCAAAAAATTGTTTCACGGTAGTTGATTAACCGGCTGTGGATATTGGCTTTTCTCACCTAAATCCCGCCGACCGCGGTTGCCTTTGTAGAAGCGACGACAAGGCTTTGTCACCCGAATGTACGGTTCTGACACTACTGAAAGCGAGCGGTTTTTGCCGATCCTCGGACTTCGATCGAGCGGCCCTAGCACCTCCCGGCGGCAGCTTCGGCGTCACAGACTAAGCGTCTTCATCAGCCAACGCGGCCGCAATGGCAGCTTCAACCTCGGCTCGAACCCGGCGCCTTGCCGCCTCGACTGGGATACCTTCTAACCAGGCGGATAGCGCAGC